TTATCTTAACCTTATGCACTCAACTGTGGGTAATAATTCATATGAACGTATTAAGCACGTAACAGAGCAAGTACGTGCTATGAGTTATTTGTTTAATTGTCCTATTATTTCAGCTACTCAATTGAATAGAGCTGGGTTTGATACTGATAATCCCGACTTAGCGACTATTTCTGAATCTATTGGTCTAGCTGCTACTGCTGACGCTATTATTTCTATCTTTCAGAATGAAGAAGATAGAGGTATAGGAGTTATACGTTTAGGTATGATGAAAAATCGTTATGGTCCGAGAGGTAATACTCAAGCTATGAGAATTGACTACTCTACTTTAACTATTGAACAAGCAGATGATATTGAGATAGGGGAAGATATGGATGATACCCTTAACGTATTGGCTGGGCTTGCACAATAAGGAACTTTTAGTAAATACTAGAAAGTGAATATCCAAGTATGGACAGATACAGATTTACATGGCGCAGGTTCTGCTCTTGTATTAAAATGGTTATACAAAGATGCTAAAATATTTAGCATTAATGACGTTTCTGAGTATACTTTTACTGGTAAGTTTAAGGGTGCACAGGAATCCTTAGATCATTATGATAGAGTATATATTATTGATCTTGACTTAACACCGGAACAAATTAAGCTAGCTGATAAACCTAATGTAGTAGTTGTTGATGCGCATAAAAATCATGCTAGACATAAACAACTTTATAGTAAAGCAAAAACAATACTCGACGACAGTTACTATTCTTGTGTAGATCTAATCTTAGATAAATTTAATAAGCATTTACAACATTTAACAGATAAACAAAAAGAGCTGTTAAAGTATATTAGTACATATGACTGGTATAATACAAAACATAAAGAGTCATTAAAGTTAAATGCTATTTATTATAATTTAAATTCTCCTAAAACAGAAAAGTTTATAGCAGCATTCATAGACGGTTATAGAGAATTTACAATACATGAAAAAAATGCTATAAAGTTATATTTTAAAAAATTTAAAGATCAAATTGATACAGGAGAAGTATTTACAGGAATGATAAAAGACTACAGCGTTGTAGCTACATTTGCAAACTATGCAATTAATGAACTAGCTCATTTCTTAATTAATAAATACAATACAGATATTAGTATTATAGTAAATACCCAAGCAAAAACTGTATCGTTCAGACGCTCGAAAGATAGTAATATAGATGTTAGCATATTAGCTACAAAACTCTGTAAGGGTGGCGGTCATGCATCCGCAGCTGGGGGGAAGTTAACTGAACAATTTGCAAACCTAACCAAAACATTTGTACCGTGTTAACAACATCTAATATATCACCAAACCCCTCCAAAACTTTAATAAAAGATGAAACAGAACATCTGTTACTTTGCTTTTGTACGTTTTGCTCAATGCTAAAGGGTAAAAAACTATCCTTACAAAATATCTTTATATTAGTATTACAAGAAGAAAGATTAAGAAATATTCTAAAAGAACTATTAACAATAGAAACAAATTTTGATATAGTGAAGCTGTTTATTGACTTTGAACCAGCAATAACAAAGTCGAAATATATTACTAAGTTCCTTAATTCAAATTCGAATATACAGTTGTAAAAAACTGTTGATATCTTTTTCGTAGGTTATATAATTATGGCATGAGTACTTTTAATACTTCAATGTTTCAATCAATTAAAGACGCGTTAGCGAGCTCCGATAGTAAGGGTTCTGCTACATTTAACGAAATTATGCCTACTAAAGTAGGTAATACTTATACGGTAAGACTTTTGCCTTATGCAAAAGATCCTAGTAAGACATTCTTTCATTATTACAATCACGGATGGAATTCTTTTGCTACTGGTCAATATGTTCAAACGCTTAGCCCGCAGACGTTCGGTGAGAGAGATCCGATTGCTGAGGAAAGGTTTAAGGTTCTTAGAACCGGTAGTGAAGAAGAGAAAGAAAAGATGCAAGCTATTCGTCGTTTGGAAAAGTGGCTTGTTAATGTATATGTTATCGACGATCCTGCTAATCCAGACAATAACGGTAAAGTGAAGATTCTTCGATATGGTAAGCAGCTTCAAAAAATTATTACTGAAGCTATTGAAGGTGAAGATGCTGAAGAGTTCGGTCCTCGTATCTTTGACCTAGGTAGTGAAGGTGTTAACTTTAAGATTAAAGTAGAGCAGCAAGGTGACTTTCCTACATACGTCTCATCAAGATTTACTACTGCTGGTAAGATTGATATTTCTGATGATAAGCAGAAAGAAATCTATGAGAGTGCGTTTGAACTTACTGATGTGTTTACTCAAAAATCTTACGACGAGCTTAAAGAAATGCTTAATGAGCATTATTATTGTAAGACAGAAGAAGAAGTACCTGCTACTTCAGCTCCTGAACCAGCAGCAGTACCCGCTGAGCCAGAACCAGTAGCTGCTACTAATGATAGTGTTGAAGAAGATATTGACGACTTGTTAAAGGATCTTTAATATGGATACACAAGGAATGACTCCTGAAGAAAAGGCTGTAGTAATGCAGTTTATGGGCCAAACGTACGGGCAATTGCATAAGCAAGATCAAGGTATTATTGGAACCTCCGGTAATTTAAAACCTAAGTCGCAGCAAATGAAAGAGGTATTTGAACAAACTGCTCATATGCCTGTCGTACAAAAAGTTCCACTAGCTCCGCCACCACAGCCTCAAGCTGCTCCCCCTCAACCTGTACAACAAATTACACCAGAACAAGCAGCTGTTGAGCTACAACAAGCTCCACCGCCGGCAGAACCAGTAAAACAACTTAATGACGAGCCAGTCCATAATCCTAATCAAATGGAGCTAGATCTGTCTGAACCTACTGCTACGGATAAGTTACTTGATCTCTTAAAAGAGCAAAATTTGCTATTAAAAGAAATTAGCTTAAAATTAGATAATGGAAAAAAGACAACTAAAGGTCGCAAACAAAGCTGAATTTTTAAAGTTATTAGACGCTATTTCAAAAATAAATGATAGTGGCGTTATTCTTGATTTACAAGAACAAAAAATAACTAGCTTAGTATCGAGTATCGATAGTACTTTAATTTTATGCTGTGAATATAAAACAGAGCTTGGATTTAATAGCTCGTTAAACGTACCTGACGTAAAAAAGCTACGTAATGTATTAGATACTATTGAAGATACAGATATAGCCTTAGACATTAATTCGAATAATCTCGAATATAAAGGTGATAGTGTTAAGTTTAAATATCATTTATTTGAAGAAGGCTTTATAACTAGACCTAATATTAATTTAGAGAAAATTAATTCATTTAAGTTTGATGTAGAGTTCAAGCTTAATAAAAATACCTTGCAACGGTTGTTTAAAGGTAGTACTTTTGCATCTGAAACTAATAAAATATATTTTTATACTGAAAATGGTAACTTAATGGCAGAGCTTACAGATCGCGCTCGTCATAATACTGATAACTTTACCTTAAGCTTAGGTAAGGCAGATATTGAGCTAAAGCCAATACCGGTAAATCTAGATAATATTAGATTACTTTCAATTATAAATGAAGAGTTTAATGTTAAAGTAAATACTGAATACGGTGTTGTTGTATTTGATATTGAAGATAAGGATATTAAATTAAAATATATTATATCAGCCTTAACTCAATGATAATGCAACAGAAAAAGAATAAGCTTAAAACCGCAGGTTATTTTATTAAGAGATTAAAAGATAACGACTTTGTAACGCTACGAATATTTGATAAGTATAGTGAATCTGACCCTCGTAAATGGACTGTCCTAGTCGACCCGGGAGGAGCTTCAGTATATGTTACATGTTTTGAAAATACACCATTTAAAGGAGAGTATCTATTTAACTTTAATGATGGAAATCAGATATTTAATAATAACTTTAGTTTAAAGACTGATTCAATTGAGGTAGTTGTAAGTAAGTTATTAAAATCTGGAGTTCAGCAAAAGGATAAGAATGATTTTTTGAATAAATAATTGTATGAGTAGTGAAGAGCCAGAGGAAGATTCCGAAAATTTTGATAATGATGAGGAGTTAAGAGAACTGGTAGAAAAAGCTCTCAAGCAAAGTATTGTCGAGAAAAAAACATTTAAAAGAAGACAGGATTTAGCGCATAGGTTATGTAATATTATTAGCGAATATCTAGATTGTTACATTTTATTAGGTTATGATTTTCAAGGTCGGCATCTAGATATTAAAGCGTCTACAACACCACAACAGCAAGAAGCATTAAATTCGTTTTTACTAAAATACTTCGCCTCAGAAATGCATCATATAAAAGGTCATGGGTTCGGTCCAGATGAAATATCATAAGAGAGAGATATACGCTGTTGAAACGGGAGATTACGTAGGTAAAATGTTTGCAGTAGTAGAACCTAAAAAAGACACCGTTGGCTGTCTTATTTTACCACAAATGGAAAACGTTGATGTTCCGGTAGAATCATTTGATAACGGAAGGAACAATGATATAATTAAGTTTGTAGAGAAGCTTCCTAAAGACGTGTATTCTGTTATAGAGGCTCAATATAATAAAAATGAAAACTCTAATAATAGACGGAAACAATTTAATACACCGAACATATCATACAGCGAAAGTTCAGTCGAAGAAGACGAAGAATCACACGGATTACCAAGTAAGTAACTTCCATATTTACTTTACGCTTAACGCTGTTAGCTCGTACGTGAAGCAGTTTGTTCCTGATACTACAGTATTTGTATGGGATGAAAAGCAAGACTATAAACCCAATATACGCAAGAGTATCCTTAAGGAATATAAGGGTAATCGATCTAAAGATTCTTCACCTCATCAAAATAATGAAGTGATTAAGTCTATACTCTACTCAATGGGTATTAATTCTATCTTTCCTCGTGAACTAGAGGCAGATGATATTGTTGCATACATTTGTAGAGAGCACGAAGGTTCAAAAGTAATTATCTCAGTAGATAGAGACTTTCTGCAATTGGTTAGTTCTGAGTGTACTTTATACGACCCAATACGTAAGAGATTCTTTGAAGAGGGTAATTTTAAGGAACAGACAGGATACAAGGATGTAGAGCAGTGGTTTACAGCTAAATGTTTAACGGGTGATAAGTCAGATAACGTCCCGGGTATCCCGAAGTTTGGAAAAGCATCAGTTAAAAAGTATTTTGAAGATCCTGGATTTACGTTGGATGAAAAGCAGCGAGAAATTTTTAAACGTAATGTAGATATATTTTGTTTAGATAAGTATGAATCTTTACCTGATGAATCGCAATACTATAAAGATCAATTAGCAGTTAAAGTTGATCCTTCTTATAAAGTATTTCTAGAATATTGCGAAGAATATTCCTTTAAGAGAATTCTCGATAAAAAAGAAGATTGGCATAATTTGTTTTTCATGAAAAGCTTATATAATAAGTTAAATGATATCGCTTCCTG